GACCATTTGAGAGCGGCAATCTCGCCTCGGCGGAGTCCGCAATACAAGGAAATCAAGCAAGCGGTTTGTATTTTGTGCGGCGTATTCCATATCGCCTTTATTTCCTCGTCCGTTAGAGCGTTTCTTTTGCCCTTTTTAGCGGTTTTCGGTATTACAAGGTAATTTGCCGCATTAAAGGTTAAAATGCGGTTTTGGATGCAATAATCGAATATATTTGAAAGAATACACTTATACGATACAAGCGTCTTGTATGAGGTCGGCTTTTCGGGGTAATACGGGTTTGATTTTGCGATGTCATTCAAGACCTCTTGACAATCGGCAGGGAGTATTTTTTCAACGGAAACATCGCCGAACTCGTCCTGCCATACCTTCGCCCTCGTTTTCTGTATGCGATACCAATCATTGACGGCGGTTTGCTCGACTTGTTTGAGATAACGGTCAGCCCAGACCGAGAACGATTTATCGTCATTGACTCTTACGCCCTGCCCGAGCAGGACACGAAGCTCGGCGGCTTTTTTGTTGACCTCGGCGGGACTATTTCCCATAACCGACTTGTATTTCGGTTTTCCGTCAACCTTCCCGAGATAGACCTTGGCTTCATAGCGTCCGTCTTTCCTTTGTTTCATATAATCACTCCTTAAAATTTCGCTCGCAGCTCTACAACCTTGCCGAGTATTTGAACGGGTAACTCGTTGACTTGATTTTCCGTAAAGGTCAAGACCTCGAATTCGGGGTTAGTCGGCACAAGGTTTATGCCGCCGACAAACTTGACGATTTTCTTTATAGTTGCGTCTTGATTACCGATTAAAACAATGGCAATGTCGCCCGAGTCAACATCGGCTTGTTGTCTTACAATAACGATGTCGCCTTCGGTGAAACGAGGGAGCATTGATGTCCCTCTGATGCGGAGAGCAAAATATTCACCGAGCCTTGCCATATCCTCGCTTATTTCCTCATAACCGAGGATGTCCTCAACCGCTTCGATAGGTATTCCTGCCCGGACGCTCCCGAGAACAGGTATGAGGTGCTTGTTCTTTTTCGGGTTGTGCGCTTCAACGAGGTCGGCTTTTGAGATGCCGAAATAATCAGCCATACGCTCAATTTTATCGATACGGGGATATTTGACCGCCGTCACCCAATCGTAAAAAGTCGAATAACTGACATCGAGAGCCTTGCACATTTCCCGATTTGTCTTTCCGAGTTTTTGCATATAAAAGCGGATGTTGCTTGCCATTATCTCCTTATTGCCCAAACTCATAAAATCACTCCTTCGTATAAATGGTATAACAAAAACGGAACATTGTCAACAAAAAGCGAAAAAAATTTTGCTTTAAGTCTTGACATTCCGCTTTAAGCGGAATATAATGAGACACATAAAACAAACGAAAGCGAGGTGACACAATGGCAATAACTCTCAAGGCGGCAAGGGTAAACGCAAATCTGACTCAACCCGAAGCGGCTGAAAAGCTCGGCGTATCAACAGATACTTTGAGGAGTTGGGAAAAAGGCAAGACCTTCCCGAATGTTCAGCAGATAAAGAACATCGAGGATGCGTACGGCGTATCGTACAATGACCTTGTTTTTTTACCTACACATTCCGCTTAAAGCGGAACAAAGGAGGTTGAAATGAAAATCAAAAAGAATTGGCGATGGGCTGACCTGCCGCAAATCTTAACAAGTGCAGAGGTTGCCCGGTTGTTCGGGGTTTCCGAGAGAGCGATACAGATACGATGCTCAAAAGGCGAACTTCCCGCAACAAAGTTTAACAACAAATGGTATGTAGATACCGAGATTTTGAAAGGAGTCTTTGAAAGATGATTAAAGCATTTTGGATTGTTTACGAATTAATAATGCTCGGCGGAGCGGTCGCATACGGACTATTGATATTCAAATATTTTCAGCTCTGGCAGGACGGCAAAAAGAACTTTGCCGACAGAGTGCGAAAATTGACCGATAAAGGCACAGACAGACAGACGGCTATCAAGTATGTCCAAGTCAAAAAGAACGCCGCAATGACGAAATTTTACGCATATATAGCGATTGTATTCGTATTCGTATATGTGGCAATCGACATCGTATTCACACACATTTTATAACGGGAGGAAATGAAATGACACTTTACGAAATGACACAGAACACAAACGCTCTGTATGAGCTTTTGCAGAACGAGGAAATTGACGAGCAGACCTTCAATGACACAATGGAGGCAATGGGAACGGCTGAAAAGGTTGAAGGCTATTGCCAGATTATCAAACAGTTAAAAGCGGACGAGGAAACGCTCGGAAAGGAAATCGACAGATTGACGGCAAAGAAAAAGGCGGCAAAGAACGGACAAGAGCGTATGAAATCAGCCTTGACCGATTTTATGAACGCCGCAGGAAAAACAAAGGACAAAGTCGGCACATTCTCAATATCAATGAGAGAGACGGCATCGGTGAACATCATAAACGAGTTAGACATTCCCGAGCGTTTTCTCATACCGCAATTACCGAAGGCTGACAAAAAGGCTATCAAAGAAGCAATCGAGAACGGCGAAGCGGTTGACGGTGCCGAGATAGTTTTTAAGAAGGGAGTCACAATAAGATGAGCGTATTTGAAACATTAAACGCAATCAATGTCAATGGACACACCGAGCAGAAAAACGGGCTTACATATCTTTCATGGGCTTGGGCTTGGGGAGAGGTCAAAAAGGCGTTTCCCGATGCGACATACACAATCTATCAGAACGAGGAACTCGGCAATATGCCTTACTTTACGGACGGCAAGACTTGCATCGTAAAGACGGGCGTAACGATAGACGGCATCGAACACATTGAATTCCTGCCCGTAATGGACTTTAAGAATAAGTCGATACCCGCCGACTCGGTAACATCATTCGACATCAACAAGGCGATACAGAGGTCACTTACAAAGGCTTGTGCAAGACACGGACTCGGGCTTTACATTTACGCAGGCGAGGACTTGCCCGAAGCAGAACAGACCGAAAACACGGTCCCCGAGAAGCGAAGCAACGTACAAGTTGACGCTTTAATAATGCTTGCATCGAGGAAAGGCGTAACTTGCGACAAGCTGCTGAAAAAATACAAGGTCAAAAACCTTGCAGACCTTCCCGAGAAGGAATACATCGCTTGTATTAAAGGGCTTGAAAAGATGCCCGACTCAACGGAGGCGGTCGGATGATAGCACGATTGAAAGACCTTACATTTAATCGCTTCGGCAAGAAGGTTTTGACAATTGAGACGGACGCCGACATCAGAGGACTATTTGACCGACTCAATGACAAGGATGTCGAGGTCGATATAAAAGAATACCGACCGAAACGGAGCAAGGACTCAAACCGATATATGTGGGAATTGCTCGGCAAGTTATCCGATGTATTGAATGTCGATAAAGACACCTTATACAGAGAATACATACGGAATGTCGGCGGGAACTATCAAGCGGTATGCGTCCAGAACGAAGCGGTGGACGATTTAATCAAAGGTTGGGAGCACAACGGAGCAGGTTGGCAGACCGACACGGCAGAGTCAAAAATAGACGGATGCACGGTTGTTTTACTGTATTTCGGCTCGTCAACCTATGACACGAAGCAGATGTCACGGCTGATTGATTTAATCGTTGAGGATTGCAAGGCAAACGGCATCGAAACATTAACCCCGGACGAAATAGCGAGGCTTGATTTATGAAAGGCGAATGCTTTATCTGCGGACGATGGCGAGACCTTGACAAGCATCATATATTCGGTGCTTCAAATCGGCTTATGAGCGAAAGGTTGGGACTTTATGTATATCTCTGCCGAGGATGTCACACGGTCAGAGCTGACTCGGTACACAAATCGGCTGAAACGATGCAGAAGCTCCACGAATACGGACAACGCAAAGCGATGCGAGAACAAGGATGGGACATCGCAAAATTCCGAACAGTATTTCACGCAAATTATTTAGACATAGAAAAGGAGTCAAACAATGAAAAAACTGACACAAGCACAAAAGACAATTGAATATCTTTTGACATACCGAGCGATTACATATCTCGAAATGGCGACAAAATTGTACATCAATAGCCCGAGGGATGTAATGAAAGATGTCAAAAATAGCGGACGGCTTGAAATAAAGGAATATACGAAAAAGACGAGGGACGGGCGACCGTACAAAGTGTTTTACATTTAAGGAGGGCTGATATGAACAGAAAAGACATAATTCATTGGCTTATTGAAACACAGACATCGCTCATTTTGACAACCCGATTGATTTTGAGTGCCGAAACGAGACATCCCGACTCGGAGGAAAAAATCAACGAGTTGCTTCGGAACAATTTACCGACATATTTCAACGATATTAAATTTTGCGTAGAACACTTAACAGAATGCTTGAAGGAGGAACTTGAATGAACATCGTATGCATAATGGGAAGGCTGACGGCTGACCCCGAATTAAGAACAACAAGCAGCGGAACATCGGTAACGAGCTTCACGGTCGCCGTTGACCGAGAATTCAAGAAGGACGAAACCGACTTCTTGAATGTGGTTGCATGGCGACAGACGGCGGACTTTATAACCCGATATTTCCGCAAGGGCAAAATGATTGCGATTGTCGGCTCGATACAGACCAGACAGTATGAGGACAAGAACGGCAATAAAAGAACTGCTACCGAAATCATTGCAGAAAAGGCGTCATTTTGCGGAGATAAGAACGAAGGCGGAAAAGATACCGCCGAGACACCGAAAACCGATTTGAGTGCCGTTTTTGACGATGCAGAAGCGGATGACGGCTTGCCATTCTGAAAGGAGCGACAATGGAAGGTTGGATTACATTACATCGCAAGTTGCTTGAATGGGAATGGTATGACGATATACCGACCTGCCGACTTTTCATACATCTTTTATTGAGGGCAAATTATAAACCTTGCAAATGGCACGGGCAGACCTTGAACGAGGGCGAGTTGATAACCTCAATCGGCTCGCTCTCCGAGGAAACGGGACTGACGGAGCGACAAGTCAGAACGGCTCTCGATAAGTTAAAAAATACGGGCGAAATTGACAAGCAAACGACAAACAAATTTACGCTCGTTAAAGTGCGTAATTATGCGGTTTATCAAGGTTACGATAAACAGACAAAGTCAAGCAAGCGACAAACAAATGACAAACAAATGACAAACAAATGTCAAACAAATGACAACAGTATAACAAATATAACAAATAAACAAGGTAACAAGGCAACAAATATTACGAGCGAAACGCCCGCGCGCGAAGCAATATGGGAATATGCTCCCGATGTATTAATGACGGATGAGCAGGCTTGCAAATTGATTGATTGGTGCTCGCCAGAGGAGCTCGAACAGTATGTAGTCAATCTGCAGGAATACATCACCGAAGGGCATAAAGTTCACAATTGCTATGAAACGATATGCCGTTGGAAAGAACGGGACAGTACAACAAGGAGGTCGAGAAATGCAGGCACCGTGTAAAGATTGTCAAGAGCGGCACAGATTGTGTCACTCGCATTGCGAGAAATATCAAGCGTATCGTCAAGCGTTGGACGAATGGAACAAGCTGACGCAGGACGAGAAACGGAAATACGGCTCGCTGAATGAATACGAAGCACAAAGGAATATCAAGATACATAAACTTCGGGGAGGTAAATAATGAAGGAATTTGAATATTGGATGACAAAGGTCAACGAGGAGGCAGAGAAGCTCGTTAAAGGACTTGACGAAGCAAACGATGCTTTAAGAAAGTTAAGCAAGGCAACGGGCAAACTGTTGGAGGTGGTCGAGAATGAAATATGTGTACCGAATACCGATGATACCTCCGAGCAATAACAAATATCAAGGCAACGGCTCTCTTGGCAAGAATTTTCAATATCAGTATGAAAAGAAAAGCTGGGCGGAAATCATAGCGTACACTTGCCGACCTCGTCCGCCGTACCCGATAGCGAGGGCGACCGTAACATTGCATTATTATTTCAAGGACGCCAGACGGCGAGACCCCGACAATTATTCGGGCAAGTTTATATTGGACGGACTCGTCAAAGCGGGAATATTGCAAGATGACAGTTTTGCGGTCATTGACCTTGTATTGAAGGCGGACATCGACCCGGGCAAAAAAGGTTATACGATAATTGAGGTTGAGATATGAAAGGAGTTAAACAATGGCAAATAAAAAACCTTGTGAATGTTGCGAAAACGATATGTTTATTACACGGGACGGTCGAAACGGGCATCAGCTCGCAATCGAGATTTACCCAGATAATCATTTAATGGGAATAACGAGCTTCGCAAAGGACGAGAACGGGGAAACAACCGAGGAAACGATAACAATCGATTATGAGTATTGTATGTTCTGCGGAAGGAAACTGATATGAACGCAACGGATTTTATCACAAAAGAAAAATATGACGAGTTGCTGAATGTTATCTTTAACGGCGGCAAGGCGGAATATGAAAAGAAAATCAAAACAAACGGCAACACATATTCTTTGAGCCTTAATTCAGACCGATACACATTAGACGAGTACGGATGGATTGCAGGCTTTGAGGACGAGAATTACAAGTGCGACAGTTTATATGACGGACGATGTATTCAAGGCGGAACGGTTGTCTTTTATGATGACGATATAAGATGCTATGACGATTTTATTGAGCATTACAACAGACGGCTCAAAGGGACGCCAGACTATGATGAGATAACACAGTTGAGTTTATTTTAAGGAGTGAAGTGAAAAATGTTTGATTACGAAAATCCGATAAAGATTATTGCCGATGAAATAAAATATGAATACGAAGCGAATGTAGTGAAGGCGGTACAGAATTATTTCATTGACATTGACAAAGAAAGATTGCAGAAAGCTTTGGAATACGACTCAGACCAATACAAAAAGGGATGGCATGACGGACAAAAAGAAGCACATAAACACGGGCATTGGGAAATTCGAAAAGGCTTCAATAGGCTGCAAAAATGTAGTGCATGTGGCTATGAATACAACGATTTAATTGAATGCGACAATTATTGCGGTAATTGCGGCGCAAAAATGGACGAGGAGGTTGAGGGATGAATCCGAGCGATAACATTCACTTAATGGTAACGAGCCTTTGCAACAGAGATTGTAAATATTGTTGCAACAAACAATACGACCTTAACGATGTCCCTTATGTTACGGATGCAGAATTAAAAAATGCTAAACGGCTTTTCTTAACGGGCGGCGAGCCTTTTGCGTATTCAAATCCTGCGGCAATAGCACATTATTATAAACGCAAATACAAAAACATCGAAGGAATATATGTATATACAAACGCTTATGAATTAGGCTCTTATCTTATATGCAACGCATTAAGAAGCGACAATTTACTCAAGTCGATTGATGGAGTAAGCGTATCAATCAAAAACGAAAACGATAAATATTCTTTTGAACATCACATTGTGAACAACGGTCGCATAACGGAAATGTCAAGCAATTATTTGTATGTGTTTGAAAATCTAATGCCCGACAACACAAAGGGATTTAAGGTTGTCGAGAGAAAATGGCAGCCTCACTTTGTGCCGCATCCGAATTCAATTTTCAGAAAGGTATAGGTGATAGATGAATGAAAAAAACAATCTCGATTTTATTAATCATTGTGTTTTGTTTTAGTTTTGCATCTTGCAAAAAGCGGACGGAAATAAACAGACAAGCGATTGATAAAAGATTTATTGCGGAGCATTATTCCGATTATGTTTGGTTTACAACCATAGTCTCGGGGAAATCGGTAATTATGATACCGAATTATGGCAAACAATATTATCCCGACAGTTATGAAATATTATATTTAATAACTTATGATGACGGAAAGCAAAAAGAAAAATGGAAAACAGTAACCGAAGCGGAATATAACGAGGTGAATATCAATGAGTGACAGAACACTTGTATTAATTTTAATCGGCATCTTGGTATGTGCGATAGTCGGTGCAGGGTGCCTCGCTTGGTGGCTCCTGCAGACGATATTTAAGGTGCTGATGTGGTTGACGATGCTGAGCATAGGAGGTTGAACATGACGGACATTGAAAGAAAATACGGAGGCTTATGGAAAAGTCCTTCGGGGTGGTATGTTTCAAGCACAATCAAAAAATCAGATTGGAAAGAGATGCCGAAAGATTTTAGATTGATAATAAGACAAAATAAATATTGGCAAAGCAACAAAGACGAAATGAATAGACCGAGGTTTATATTTCGATTTGCTGATGGTAGAACGGCAGACAACCTTATGGAAAGCGTAAAACTTTCGGGAATGACGAATTATGAAAAAATAAAAACGATGGACTATGACGAAATGGCACAGACGCTTTTTTCAATCAGCGAAATCATATCAAAAGAATTGTGCAATCATTGTGAAAAATCATATCTGCCGTTTCAATGCACACGGGGAATTGATTGCGTAAAACAATGGCTTGAGCAGGAGGCGGACGATGACACTTGAACGATTAAATAATTACCGACATCTGCAAAAAGAGATAGACGAGTTACGCCGCCGAATTCAAGTGTTGAAGGACGAAGCGGAAAGTATCAGCGTCAATCTGTCGGGGATGCCGAAAGGGAATTCAGAGGACAAGCTCGGCAGAATGGTGAGTGAATACCTTGACCTGCAAGCAGACCTTGAGAACATACTTGCGGAGAGAATTGCGGAGCAGAAAAAGATAATGTTCTATATAAACACAATACAAGATACCCGAACACGATTAATCTTTTATTTCCGCTTCGTTGAAGGTTTGAAATGGGAGTCAGTTGCAATGAACATCTCGGCGGTCGAGACGGAGGACAATTGCCGAATGACCGTAACACGATACATAAAAAATCATTTTTAAGGAGTCAAAAAGATATGAGAAATTTGAATATAGGCGACAAGGTTTATTTACCGCAAACTACCGCTAAAGAAACAATAGCAACCGAGGCAACAATTATTGGAATAAGCGGTGGAACAAAAGAACCGATAATTTATGATTGCGGTTGGTTTGGCTTTGATTTGTCGGCAATAGAAGCAAATAAAGTTTTTCTTTCAAAAACAGAATGCGAAAGATATATCAAGAATAATTTTTAAGGAGTCGGAAATGGAAAAGCTGATAGGCGAAATGATAAGAGATTACAGAAAAGCAAATGGAATGAGTCAAACAGAAATTGCAAAGCTGCTTGGAATGGAGCGAAAAACATTGTGGCGAATAGAAAACAATATAAACGCCGTCAATAGCGACATTATATACAAACTATGTGACATATTTGATTGTTCGCCGAACGAGCTCTTTGGATTTAAGGTATAAAATCATTTTTGAAAGTTGTTCGATATGTTCGGTTTTTATCTGCTACAATGATAGCGTGGAAATTTGAATTTGACTCCTTATTCAATTTTCACTCCTTTGTTTTCCCTGCGGCGATGCTTATGTGTCGCCTATGGGAGAACGAAAGTGCCAAAGTGTTTTTCATTCAAAACAACCACCTTCCAAAAGGCGAGCTGCTTCGAGTTTTTTGACATACTTTCTCGAGGCGGCTTGTCTTTTTGAAGGAGCAATACAAATGAAGGAGTACGCAAAAGAATTTTACAAATCTGTTCGTTGGCAGAAAACAAGAGAAGCATACCTCAAAAGCGTAGGTTATCTATGCGAGAGATGCAAACAGAACGGAATAATCAAGACGGCAGAGATAGTACATCATAAGACATACTTAACGCCGAGCAATATTAAAGACGGCAACATCGCTTTGAGCTTTGATAACCTTGAAGCGTTATGCAGAGATTGTCACAATGCAGAACATTTTCAAAAGCATTACAGACAATCAAAGAGATATTCGGTCGCAAAGGACGGACGAGTGCGATTGCTACCCGCCCCTATCGAGACCGAGAATGCCCCTAAACTAGACCGGTGAGTGTATATAAGAAAGAAACTGCTTCTGATTTTTCAAGGGTGGTGCAAAAATGACAAAGGATAAACGAATAAAAAAGGAGTTTGACAGACTTGCCCGACTTTTCGCAGAGTTACCGAGCAACAAGCTCGAATTGGTAACTCCGTTGATGGAAAATGCGGCGTTTATGCGAATAACGCTTGACGATTTGCAGGAACAGATTGTTAAAGGCGGCACAACGGACGAGTACAAGAACGGCGAAAATCAATTCGGGCGCAAAATCTCGGCAGACATTCAAGCGTACAATACAACGATGAAGGTTTACACATCGGTTATCGACAGATTGGCAAAGATGCTCCCTGCCGAAGCGAGAATGTCAAAGCTCGAGGCGTTTACGAATGAATAACTACATAATCGAATACTACCAAGCGATACAAGACGGCTCAATCGTGGTCGGGCATTTTATAAAGCAATGGTACGAATACATAATCAAAGGGCTTGAGGACAAGTCCTTTTTTTATGATGCAAAGAAGGCAAGATTGGCGATTAACTTTATCGAGCAATTCTGCCATCATAACAAAGGCAAGCTCGCACCCGCTTTATTGACGCTTGAACTTTGGCAGAAGGCGTTTCTGTCGGTTGTCTTTGGTATCGTTGATAAGAACGGCACAAGGCAATTCCGAGAGGTTGTTTTAATCGTAGCCAGAAAGAACGGCAAGACATTATTTGCTTCGGGCATTGCCGAGTATATGACCTTTTTAGACGATTACGGAGCAGAAATATATTTCGCCGCACCGAAACTCGACCAAGCGAAAATATGCTTTGAAGCGTATTTACAGAGCATACACGCAGAGCCCGAACTGAACGCACTCGCAAAGAAGCGTAGAACGGATGTCTATGTTGAGAGCAGGAACGCAACGGCTAAACCTCTTGCCTTCTCGGAAAAGAAGTCGGACGGCTTGAACATAACGCTTTGTGTCGCAGACGAGTTTGCGGCATGGAGCGGAGCATCGGGCTTGAAATTTTACGAAGTAATCAAATCGTCCTTCGGTGCGAGAACTCAACCTTTACTGCTTGCCATTTCAACGGCAAACTATGAGAGCGGCGGCGTATATGATGAGCTTATGCGTAGATGCACATCGGTATTGAACGGAACGAGCAAAGAGAAACGGCTCGCTCCGTTTCTTTATATGATTGATGATGCGGCAAAGTGGAATGACATAAACGAGTTACGGAAATCAAACCCGAACTTGTCCGTATCGGTTACGGTTGATTATCTGCTTGAGGAAATCGCAATTGCCGAAGGCAGCTTGTCAAAAAAGGCTGAATTCATAGCGAAGTATTGCAACCTTAAACAGACAACCTCTTGCGCTTGGCTTGAAACGGATGTAATAGAACGGAACTTCTCAAACGAGGCAACGGCTCTCGAGGAATTCCGTAACTGTTACGGAGTCATTGGCATAGACCTTTCAAGAAGCACAGACTTGACCGCCGCTTGTTTGATTATCGAAAAAGACGAGAAGCTGAATGTGTTTACGCATTTTTGGCTACCTCGGGAAAAGATTGACGAAGCGATAGAACGGGACAATCTGCCGTATCGGTTATATGAGCAACAAGGCTTTATCTCGTTTTCGGGCGAGAACTTTGTTGACTATGAGGATTGTTTCAAATGGTGTACCGACTTAATTGAAAAATATAAAATCTACCCGCTCAAAATCGGGTATGACAATTGGTCGAGTCAGTATTTAATTCAAGCGTTAAACGGTTATGGCTTTCAGACCGACAATGTATATCAAGGCTTCAATCTTTCGGGCGTAATTCTTATGACGGAAGGACTCTTGAAAGACGGTGCCTTCGATTTTCACGATAACGAGCTTATGAAAATACACCTTGTGAATTCGGCACTTAAAACCGACAATCAGCAAGGACGCTCAAAGCTCGTCAAGATATCAAGTATTGACCATATAGACGGAACGGCGGCACTCCTTGACGCTATGTGTATGCGGTCAAAGTACGCCGGGGAAATCGGCGAACAATTGAAAAATTATAGGAGGAAATGAGATGGGACTTTTTGACCGCCTCTTTGGTCGGCAGAAACCTATACCGCAGGCGGAAATATTCAAGACGCTTACGGCATACTCTCCCGCATTCTATACTTGGAACGGAATGCTCTACGAAAGCGAGCTTGTCCGTAGTGCAATAGATGCCCGGGCGAGACACATTTCAAAGTTAAAAGTTGAATTCAACGGCTCGGCTCTGCCGACCTTGAAAACGAGAATGCGGTCAGCTCCGAACGAGTTTCAGAGTTGGTCGCAATTCTTATATCGCTTATCGACAATACTCGATATGCAGAACACGGCTTTTATTCTGCCGATAATAAGGCAGAATGAATTAATGGGCTATTACCCCGTATTGCCGAGTCAATGCCAGATTGTCGAAGCGAGAGGCATCTTATATCTGCGATACACCTTCACAAACGGGCAGATAGGAGCGGTTGAATTAGACAGATGCGGCATACTTAACAAATTTCAATATCGGGATGACTTTTTCGGCGAGAGCAACGCCGCATTAACCCCGACAATGCAATTGATATGTATGCAAAATCAAGCAATCAACGAAGGCATTAAATCGTCCGCTTCGTTTAGGTTTATGGCAACCTTGACGAATTTTAAGAACGAGGATGACCTCGCACTCGAGCAGGAAAACTTCACAATGAAAAATCTGTCGAGTGATAAAGGCGGTATGTTGTTATTCCCGAACACCTACAAGGATGTCAAGCAGATAACATCAACGCCGTTTACAGTTGACGAAAAGCAGATGCGCTTGATACGGGAAAATGTTTTCAATTATTTCGGCGTCAACGATAAGGTTTTGCAGAATTCGGCAATCGGTGACGAGCTTGACGCATTTTACAACGGAGCAATCGAGCCTTTCATCATTCAGTTGTCGGATGTCTTTACAAATATGACCTACTCAAAGACGGAGCAGGGTTTCGGCAATTATGTCATTGTTACGGCAAACAGACTTCAGTATATGTCAACCGACAAAAAAATACAGTTGGCTCAGCAGATGGGCGACCGAGGAATGATGACGATAAACGAAATAAGAGAGCTTTTCAATTACGCTCCGTTACCAGACGGCGACCGAGCGACAATCCGAGGCGAATATTATTTCGTTGGCGAGGACAATACAGATACAGACGGAGGAACAGACGATGGCAATCAAAGCGAATAGAGAATACCGCAATGTCGAATTGAGAGCATTTGAACTGAAAGACGAGGAATACATCGTTGAAGGTTATGCGACCACATTCGATGACCCGTATGTTTTATGGGAGGACGGCAAAAATGTTTACTATGAGCAGATATCAAGGAACGCTTTTGACGAAGCGGATATGAGCGATGTCATATTTTTATATGACCACGAAGGAATGGTATTTGCTCGTTTATCAAACGATACGCTCAAAATTGAGATGGACGAAAAGGGAATGAAAGTCACGGCTGACCTTTCCTCTACCACTCAATCGAGAGAGATGTTTGAGGCAATCAAGACGGGACTTGTAACGAAAATGTCTTGGGCGTTTACGGTGAGGGAGGACTCTTTTGACGAAAAGACGCTTACAAGGACAATTTTAAAAGTCAAAAAAGTTTACGATGTGTCGGCGGTTTCAATTCCTGCAAACCCCGACACTTCTATATCTGCACGAAACTATGTCAACGGAGTGATTGAGCGTAGAGAAGCGGAGCGACTTCAGAGGCAGAAAGAAATAAACAAAATCAAACTCAAAATCAAATTAGGAGGCAAATCTTAATGGAGATTAAGGAAATGCAGATGTCCGACATCGAGGCTCGCAAGGCTGAAATCGAGACAATGCTCAACAACGAGGATGCCGACCTTGACGCTCTCAACAACGAAGTTGACGAGCTCAACGCAAGAGCGGCTGAAATCAAGGCAGAATGCGAAAAGAGAGACGCCCTTCTTTCCGCTATTGCTGAAAACAGAGAGGGCGTAGTTATTACAGAACAGAAAGAGGAAAAATCAATGACTAACACAGAAATCAGAAACACAAAGGCTTATGTAGAGGCTTTTGCTCGTTACCTCAAGAGCGAGGACGACAAGGAATGCAGAGCCCTTCTTACCGAGAATGTAAGCGGCACAATTCCCGTACCCGAATTCGTTTATGACGAGATTAAGACCGCTTGGGAAGCTGACGACCTCCTTCCCCTTGTTCGTCAGGTTTCTTACAAGGGCAACCTCAAGGTTGGCTTTGAAATCAGCGGCACAGACGCAGTATTCCATACCGAAGGTGCGGATGCTCCCGATGAGGAAACTCTGACACTCGGCACCGTTTCCCTTGTCCCCGGCTCAATCAAGAAGTGGATTACCATTTCTGACGAAGCGGTTGACCTCGGCGGCGAGGCTCTTATCCGTTACATCTATGCAGAACTTGCACACAAGATTGCTGAAGCACTCAAGGCGGCTATTCTTGCGGCTATTGATGCTGCTCCCGCAACCTCAACCTCAACGGCGGCTGGCGTACCCGTACTCAAGCAGGACATGGCACTCGGCACACCTATCGAGGCTATTTCAAAGCTCGCAGGCTCGGCAAGAGACCTTACCTTCGTTATGAACAGAGCGACTTGGGGTGCTTTCAGAGCTCTTGCAATTACCGCTAACTTCCCCGTTGATGTATTTGACGGACGCAGAGTTATCTTTGACGACTCCATCAAGGCATATTCCGCTTGTGCAGAGAACGATACCTACCTTATCGTTGGCGACTTTGCAAACGGTGCTCTTATCAATCACCCGAACGGCACAGACATCACTATCAAGTATGACGACCTTTCACTCGCTGAAGCTGACCTCGTTAAACTTGTAGGCAGAATGTATGTTGCTTACGGCATCGTTAACCAGAACAACTTTGTAAAGGTTACAAAGGGTGCTTAATTAAAAAATCGGGGAGGGCAAACGCTCTCCCCTTTTTTGAAGGAATGATATAAATGCTCAACAAAGTAAAAACGGCTTTACGCATAACAACCGACAGACTTGACAACGAGATAAGCGACCTTATTGAGTCGGCTTGCGCTGACCTCGGGATTGTCGCTGAAGTGGTTGACGAGAACGATGCTTTGACACGGCAAGCAATCTTGACCTATTGCAGACTTCACTTCGGCTCGCCCGATGACTTTGACCGCTTGGAACGCTCATACAACGAGCAGAAAGCGCAGTTGAGGGCAAACCCGAACTACAAGAAACCCAAGGAGCAAGACAATGGATAAGAGTACAGTTGTTACCCTTGTTTCGACAACCTATGAAACGGACGAATTCGGTCAAAAAACGCCCGTAGAAACGCTTTTTGATGTTTTCTGCGAATTACAATCGGTTTCAATGTCAGAGTGGTTTGAAGCGGGCAGAAACGGCATAAAACCCGAATACCGCTTGACTATGAGTCAGTTTGATTATGACGGACAGACCGAGGTAATCATATTCGGCAAGAGATACGGCATTTATCGAACATACATCTACAAGAACGATAACATTGAACTGTATGTCGAGCAGAAGGCAGGAGTGCAGAATGGCTGACGCAATTCTCGACATAAACGGCATTTTGCAAGAATGGTACAATGTCGAGCTTGACACCTTCGCCGATGTCCTATATCAAGCGGGCAAAGATGCGGTTAAGGAACTGAAAGCGACATCGCCAGACAGAACTGGCAAATATGCGAAATCTTGGGCGGTCAAAAAGAAAACGAAAAAAGGCTTGTCGGTTGAGGTCACAGTTTACAACAAAGACCACTATCAATTGACACACCTTTTAGAGAACGGACACGCAAAGGTTATCGGCGGGCGTAAATACCCCGAGCCCGTACCACCGAAACCGCACATCAAAAAGGCAGAGGAAAACGCAATAGAAAAAGTCGAAAGTGAGTTGAAAGTCAAATTATGACACTTGAAAAATTTTACAAGATGCTTGAAACAATCGGCTTGCCGATAGCGTATTATGCGTTTCCCGAAGGCGAAGCACCGAAACTCCCGTTTTTAATTTACTTTGAAATGGGAACAGATAATTTTGCCGCAGACGGCATCGCTTATCACGAAATCAAGAGAATGTCGGTTGAGTTGTATATACAAAGACGAGACCTCAAACTTGAGCAAACGATAGAAAACACCTTCACAACAAACGGCATTTTTTGGAACAAGGAATTTACATATCTTGACTCCGAGAAATGCTATGAAATAATTTACGAAATGGAGCTTTAATATGGCGAACAAAGTAAAGTTCAACATCTATGATGTTTATTACGCCGTAAGAACAGAGTCGGGCGGCACCGTTACCTATGGCACTCCCGCCGCAGAAAAGGGTGCGGTTTCAATTTCCCTTGAGCCTCAGGGCGAGAGAACTCCCTTCTACGCTGACGGCATTGAGTATTATACCGCAATCGGTAATACGGGTTACGAGGGCGACCTTGAACTCGCACTGCTTTCCGATGCTTTCCGTACGGCAATCTTTGACGAGGACACCGACACAAAGAACATAATGTTCGAGGTTGCAACGGCAGAGCCTAAAACCTTCGCACTTTCGTTTACTGTTGACGGTGATGAAGGTCCGGTTAAGTTCTGGTTTTTCAATTGTGTCGCAACGAGAAGTGCGGCGGCATCTACCACGAACACCGAGACCAAAGAGCCTCAGACCGAGTCAATCACAATCACGGCTCGTCCGGAGCTTAACGGCTATGTAAGGGCAAAGTCAACGGCAACAACGGCTGACGCTGACCTTGCGGCTTGGAACAACGCAGTTGTTTCATACACTTAATTTGAAAAAACCCTCTGCTTCGGCAGGGGGTTTATTCGTATTTACAAAGGAGTAGTGAATATGGAAAAGACAATTACAATTTCCGACAAAGAGGTAAAAATTCGCACATCGGCGGCGTTACCTCGTTTATACAGAATCAAATTCGGCAGAGACATTTTCAAAGACCTTCTTGGCTTAAAAAATGAAATACAGAGCGGCGAGGAAACCTTGCCGACAGAAGCACTTGAAATATTTGAGAATATAGCATATATAATGGCGGCACACGCTGACCCTTCCGTTTCGGGCAATGTGTCAGAATGGCTTGAACAGTTTGAGACCTTCGACATCTACAAAGTCCTTCCCGAGATATTGACCTTATGGGGAGCGGAAACGGAGCAGACATCGTCCGCAAAAAAAGAGAACGAGCAATAGACCGAGAGCTTAATACCGCAATATTCTATTTACGATGTTGTCAATGCGGTATTTCTATTGCTGATTGCGAATTGCTCTCAATCGGTATGATAAACGATATGTTTATCGAGTCAAAGAATGACGAATACGAATATCCGCTTATTGCAACGCAAGCGGACATAGACAGACTATAAAGGTTGATTGTATGGCTGACAGAATTAAAGGCATAACAATTGAATTAAACGGTGACGCAACGGGACTTGATAAGGCTCTCAAAGGCGTCAACAAAGAGTTAAACGATACACAAAAAGAGCTCAACGATGTCAATCGGTTGTTAAAGTTCAACCCTGGCAATGTCGAACTTTTGACACAGAAGCAGAAACTTTTAACAAAGCAGATTGACGATACAAAGAATAAGCTCAAGACCTTAAAGGATGCCGCAAATCAAGCGCAGAAGCAGCTTGAACGAGGCGAAATAACGCAGAAGCAATATGACGCTTTACAAAGGGAAATCGTTGAAACCGAGTCAAAATTAAAGCATTTAGAAGGTCAAGCGAAAGAAACAAACGAAACCCTCGCACAAGCGAGCAAAAAGTTTGACGGAAAAGAACTCGCACAGAAATTCGCAACGGCAGGAAAAGCAGTCGGTGCGGCGGTCGGTGCTATGGCATTGGCACTCGGTGCGGGCATAAAGAAATTCGTTGGCCTTGCGAAGCAGACCGCCGAAGCAGGCGACAACATTGACAAGATGTCGCAGAAAATCGGCATGTCGGCAGAGTCCTATCAGAAATGGGACTTTATACTTGAGCAGAACGGAGCGAACATCGAGTCGCTAAAAGCACCGATGAAAACGCTCGCAACGCAAGCACAAAAGAATTCCACGGCGTTTCAGAAGCTCGGCATCTCGCAGGATGAGGTCGCTTCGTTATCGCAGGAGGACTTATTCGCAAAGACCATAGAAGGCTTGCAGAAAATGGGAGAGGGCACGGAAAGAACGGCTCTCGCTTCGCAGTTGCTCGGCAAAGGTGCGACAGAGTTAGGACCGTTGCTTAATGCTTCAGCAGAGGAAACGGCGGCACTCGCAGAGCAAGCTGAAAAATACGGCTTTATAATGTCGGATGCGGCGGTCAAAGCATCGGCGGCTTTTGACGATAGTTTGAATGTCCTTTCAAAGACAATGGAAGGACTCAAAAATCGAATGATGGCTGAATTCCTTCCTGCCTTGACGGAAGTCACGGACGGACTCGCCCTTATATTCACGGGTGACGAAGCGGGAGCGGAAAAGGTCGCAGAAGGCGTTGACGGACTTATCTCAAAGCTAACCGAAATGATGCCGCAGGTAATGTCAATCGGCGGCACAATCATAGAAGGACTCGCAACAAGCATTATTGACAATCTTGAGCCTTTACTCAATGCGGCTTTGGGTGTGGTGCTCAATCTGGCGAATTATATCATTGAGAATTTGCCGTATATTTTGAGAGTGGCGGTCAATATCATAAAGACACTCGCAGAAGGCATCATAAACGCCTTGCCCGATTTGATACCCGCTTTGGTCGATGTCATATTAGAAATGGTTGACTATTTAACCTCGCCCGACACAATGGAAATGCTGATAAATGTCGGCGTTGAATTGATAATTGCGGTCGGCATCGGCTTAATGAAAGCCTTACCGAAGCTGCTTATAAAATTGCCCGATATTATAGGCAATATCGCACTTTCATTTATCAACCTCATACCGATGCTGATTGACTCAATCAAGAACTCGCTCGGAAACAATATGTCAAAGATTGTCGAAGCGGCGAAAGGCTGGGGAAAAGATATGCTTGACGGCATAGTTCAAGGCATATTGAATAACATCGCAAAGGTCGGAAATGCGGCAAAGGCGGTAGGCGAAAAGATAAAGTCATTGCTTCACTTCTCTCGCCCGGACGAAGGACCGTTGAGAGACTATGAAACTTGGATGCCCGACTTTATCAACGGCTTAACAAGAACGCTCAACGATAGCAAATACAAGCTGACAAACGCCGTATCAAATATGGCGAGTGAGATGTCGGTCAATATGGTTGCTCCGAGCAACATATCAAATATGCTCGGTCAGTATTTGCCGTATTTGGCAGACAGACAACAGATTGTGCTTGACACGGGCGTTTTAGTCGGCGAGACCGCACCGATGTATAACAAAGCGATAGGACGGATGGTGAGACAAGGCTTATGAGTAATGTTATAACAGACGGCTTCAATATCACAGTAAACGGAGTCACAAAGAATTCTTTGACCGATTACGGATGGGCGTTAGAAAACCGATTTGATTGTATCGGTCAGCCCGTCAAACAAAGCTCGGTTGTTTCTGTCCCATTCGGCAAGACCTATGACCTTGCAAACGCATTGAACGGCGGTGAGCCTTATTTCGTATCACGCCCGATTACATTGAAGCTCGGCATCAAAAAAGAGAACGAAAATTGGCGGGACTACATATCAGACCTTCGCAACACATACGAAGGCAGAGCGGTCACGCTTCAGTTTGACAATGACTCTTGGACTTGGTCAGGAACGGCTTATATTCAGAATGTCGAGTCGACAAGGCAGGATTGCCGCTTCGATTTATTCATAGATGCGGACGCTTATAAATACAAAGTAATGACAAGGACAATGCACGGCACATATGTCAACCCGACAGCAAAACCGCTCAATACGGATTTGGCGATATACGGAACGCAGATTTTATTCAATGCACCGAACACCTTTTCGGGTACGCTGAATTGGAATTACAACGGAACGGCAAAGACTTTGTCGTTGAGCGGCGGCTATTCCGATTATGCCGTACCCGATTTAATCGCAGGAGCGTCAACGAACATAAGACTGACAAGCGCGAGCTTTATGGGCGTTTCGTTTGAATATGATGCGAGGTCGTTATAATGTTTACACTTACAGTTGCAAATCATACAACGAAAACCGAGCAGACGATATACACAACGAGAAACAACCCCGGCTTTTACAATTTGAAAATAAACGAGAAGGTCAACGATTTCGGTACGCTGACCTTTTCTTGTTTATATTCGGTTGTGAATTTCAAGGTCAATGACATCGTAACAGTATATCAAGACGGCTCGGTATATTGGCAGGGCATCATTATTTCAATGAGTCGAGGCTTTTACGGGAATGTTTCTGTAACGGCTTACGGAATGATGTACACGCTTACATATCAAATCTTACAACCTAAAACCTTTGACCACACGCTTGGTCATACCTTCAACACGGTTGCCGAGTGGATAAGAGACCAGAACAACCTTGATGTCGGGAGCGGCTTAACGATTAACCCCGATTATACTTTCGGCGTATCGTATGACGGAACGGCGTATCAAGATGCGGTATATGATTTCAAGATAGGCCTTGACACGCCATTTGATGCGCTTAAACGCCTTGCAGAGCCTTATTGCTATATATACCCGACATATTACTCGGCTTTTTCAACGCCTTGTTTTCGGGTGAATATCGGCGAATTTGACACGGCTAACAAGACGGTCAATCAACCTATCGAATTCGGCTTGAATATGCTTGACTTTACAGACGAGCAGACAATGGCGAATTTTGTGACATCGGTCGCACCGATTGGCAAAGACGCACAAGGCAATAATGTTTACATAACATCGGTCACGCAGGACGGGAGCGGTTATGTCAAGCTCGCACAATCAATCATTGACGAATACGGCGAGAAACGGGCAAGAGTTATGTATGACGGCATATCAGCCCCGAGTGAACTCTTGGCGGCAGGAACTGAATGGCTTCAGCAGAATTCTTTCCAAGAGCTGACAATAACACTGTCGGCGGTTGATTTATCGTCCTTGACATCGCTGAACTATGACGAATTTAAGCTCGGCTATTTTGTTACAATCAACGCAAATCAGTTTGGCTTCACCGCACAGTTGCCGATATTGGAACGGACAGTTGACTTGACCGACCCTGCGAATTCAAAGCTGACGATAACAAACACATATCAAACAACGCTTTCCGAAGCAGTGAGGGGGAACGCAAATTGAATAAACGAATAGATTTAACGGCAATCGACACACAGATAACGCCGATAATTCACGCCGTACAATATGACACAGACCGTTATATCGATTGCTATTTTGAGGACATCGACATAACGGGCGTATCATCGGCGAGAATTTACGGACTTAAACCGGATGGAACGGAAGTATATAACGATTGCGTTATTAATGACGGCTATATCACGGCACCGTTGACCTCGCAGACTCTGGCGGTTGTCGGAACAGTAAAATGTCAGCTTCAGCTTGTTATTGACGGAACGCTGACGAGCTTTGAATTCTCGGTAATCGTTGACAAGAGCCTTGTTTCCGCTTCGGCAATACCTTCATCAAACGAATACACGGCACTCGAAGCGGCACTCGCCGAGGTCGAGGATGTAATCACGGGACTTCCCGCAAAAGAGGACAAGGCAAACAAAGTTACCGAATTATCGGCGGACTCAACAGATATTGAATACCCGTCCGCCAAATGCGTATATGACGCAATTTCGGGAATTCAACCGATTACAGTTGATGACGCATTGAGCCCAACGTCCACAAATCCCGTACAGAACAAGGTTATATATCAGCAATTTGACGATTTCGCACAGGGATTGCCGAGCTTATTCGAGGCTCTTGTAAACAAGGTAACGAGCATAGACGAAGATTCAACCGATGTTCAATATCCTTCAGCAAAATGCGTATATGACTTACTTGTAGCTATACAAAGCTACATTGACACTGAACTTGCAAAAAAATTTAATTTAACTGGCGGCACGATAAGCGGAGCGGTCACGCTTAACGGAGCGTTATCAATGGGCGGCAATCTAAATATGGGCAATAGGCAGATAAACAATCTCGCCGCTCCCGCATACCCGAATTCAGCGACACGCAAACAGTATGTCGATGACGCAATAGCGGCGGCATTAATCGTTGACACGGAGGAGGTTATTCCGTAATGGCAGATATTAATCTTAATCAAGTTATTCACAATGTCAAAGAGGCTTATGTCGGCTTGACGGGCGACACGGACGCTATCACCTACGGCAATATCTCGGAAAAGATAAGCGAGATAGAAACAGGCGGTGGCGGTGCTTATAGCGGTGTAGCGGTTATACCGATACAGAGCATAGCAGAAGCAATGCCGACAACAATTACAATTAACTAATGGAGGAAACAAAATGTTAGTAAATAATTATAGGCGTTGGCTTATTTCGGCTACGGGCGTATCGTCCGCTTATAAAGCACAATATATAAATCGTGCAGGAACTTCGATACCCGCAGATTATCAAGGCTATAACGGTGCTTATTTAGCAAACAATTATTTTGGAGCGTTGACGGTTGCCGCACTTGACGCAGGAACGGCGGCAGGTAACAGTACATTTGCTTTTGGAAGTGGCGACACGCCCGCAAACGCAAACGATTATGATTTGGCGTCATATATTAACGATAGCAATTTTACGATTATAGCGCACAGTGCAACAAATTCAAATTCGCAAGGCGTTGACAATGTTTTGCTTTTATCACAGACCTTGAGATATGGCGGCAATAGTGAATTAACAATAAAAGAATTTGGATTGTTTGTTAAAATGCACTATACCGCCGTACCGACAGTTATGATAGCAAGAGAAGTCCTTGACAGTCCTATAACAGTAAACAACGGCGATACATTCACAGTTTCAATGGCAATAGGTTGAGGAGGCACACTATGAGCAACAAAACATACGATAAACTCGCAATAATTCAGAGGATTGTAATTCCCGCCTTAATCGCTTGTTATGCGACTATCGGCGAATTGCTTAACATTCCTTACACAACGATTGTTTTAGGCATAGCGGGAGCGTTAAACCTTTGCTTCGGAACTATACTGAAAGGCTTGTCAAATCGTTATTATGACGAAATTGAAAGCGAGGAGGAAGGCGAAGCGGATGAGTGATGTAGTGGTTGTCGGTTTGTTTTCCGTAATGGGAACTGTAATCGGCTCTTTCGGCGGAATTGTTGCATCGGCGAAGTTGACGAACTTTCGTCTTGAACAATTAGAAAAGAAGGTCGATAAGCATAACTCTTTCGCCGAGAGAATGCCCGTAGTCGAGGAAAAAATTGAAAACTTGGAAAAAGAAATCACAGAGATTAAAAAAGGAGCATGATTATGTTAAAAGGAATAGATGTATCAAAGCATAACGGCAAGCTGACGGATGCCGACATAAAGGATGTCGATTTTGTAATTATAAGATGTGGTTTCGGCTCGGACTTCAAATGGCAGGATGACAATCAGTTTGAGAACAATGTCGCTTTATGCGAGAAGCTCGGCAAACCTTACGGAATATATCTGTATTCGTACGCAAATTGCATCGAGAAGGCAAAGTCAGAGGTCGCACATATAAAGAGACTCTGCTCAAACAAAAAGGCTAAAATGGGCTTGTGGATTGACATTGAGGACAAGGCACTCCCGAGAGGACAGAAACTCATTGAGTATGTCAAGTACATCTGCGACAACGCCGGGTGCGGCATATACGCAAATACGGATTGGTTTAATAACCGACTCAATTCGCCTTTGCTTGACAAATATCCGAAATGGGTCGCACAGTGGGGAAGTAAATGCACATATAAAAAACCTTATGTAATGTGGCAATACACCGACAAGCTCGTTATCAACGGCAAAAAGTTTGACGGCGATTATTACTATGGCGACAAACCGAGTACACCGATTACGAAACCGACTCCGACTCCTGCGCCGAAACCCGAGCCTAAAAAGACAATTTATGTAGTCAAGAAAGGCGACACCTTGTCGGGCATCGCAAAGAAGTACGGCACGACTTGGCAGAAGCTCAAAAAGGTAAACAATATCAAGAACGCAAACTTGATATATGTCGGTCAGAAAATCGTAATAGAGTAAAAGAGTAAACGGGGAGCAGAAATGCTCCCCTTCTTTTTTATGCCTTTTTGAATTAAATTGCATACAATCTGCCGAACATTTGCCGAATATAATAGACGAAAAACACCGAAAATCAACGAATTTTCACGAACAGAAAATCAAAAGAAAAAGTGCCGAAACCCGCATAATATCAAGGTTTTTCAGCACTTTTTGAAACTCTATGAAATGGTGACCCGGACGAGATTTGAACTCGTTAAAAACTCAATAATATCAAGCGTTTTCGGCATCTTTGCCGAATATTTGCCGAATATGGTTGTCGGGCGATAACATCTCGTTGAGCTTGACGATGCTCTTATTCCGCTTCGTTTTCCGTAAATGCGTATAGATGCCGAGCGTAGTTTGAATGTCAGAGTGACCCATGAATTCCTTCGCTTCGAGAACATCAACGCCAGCCTCATATAACAAGGTGCAATATGTATGCCGCAGACAATGAAATGTCGCATCTATGACGATGCCTTGCGATTTACGGATGTCATTGAGATAAGAGTCCCATTTGACCTCCCAATCGCAATTTGTGAACGGTCGCCCGTCTCTCTCAAGAACGAGGATGCTCGACTTGTCAACCTTCAAAAGATAGTCACGCAGGATGTCAGGCATCGGAACGGAGCGGACGCCTGCCGCCGTTTTCGGCTCTTTGATTGTGTTGTCCTTTGGATTGACCGCCTTATTTACATTTATGACATTTTCCTTGAAATCAATGTCCGACCATTTGAGAGCGGCAATCTCGCCTCGGCGGAGTCCGCAATACAAGGAAATCAAGCAAGCGGTTTGTATTTTGTGCGGCGTATTCCATATCGCCTTTATTTCCTCGTCCGTTAGAGCGTTTCTTT